TTGATAAGAATACAATTGCAACATATCTTCTGGCAAAAATGCAACATCAGCATCCAGACAGAACAAATATTCAAACTCTGTATTATTCATAAAGAAGTTTGCAATTCTTGACCGTCCGTGAGTAATCAAGGACTCATTTGCCACAGTCATAATGCCGTGGTCTATGTTATTACGAACTAAAAGTTTACCAAGATTGAAAAGTGATGTTGTGGTTTTTTCATTCACCAATCCACCATAACAAGGCAATGATATAAGAAGACTCATAAATTAAGAAGTTTTTTGTTTTCCTGCAACTTGTATTTCAATTGTATATGGTGTACTGGCATATGCAAAAATGGATTGACCAATACCTAATCTCTTTGGTGCTTCACAAAGTTCAATTGAAGAGTTCTTTGGAATGATCATATTATATGCCAACCAAGAGAATATTGTGTCGGCATTACCAATACCTACCCAAACTGGATAATCCCCACCAGGATAGATTGAACCATCAGATATATTTGAAACTCTTATAGATTGAATAGTTGCTGATGATGTTATACCAGCAGAATAATAAGAGACTGGAACTGTGGAAAGACCAGCAGTTACTGATGTAGTAGTTGAGGAAGCAGCAGAAACAGTTCCAGTTCCATTTTGATACGTAGTATCTGTTGAAGATTGATAAACAATTGTTGCTTGTAATGCACCGTCTTCTGGAACAACAACATCAGTGAATGAAAGTATTTGTCCTGTCAATGTGGATGTTGCTGGTCTTGTGAGTGGAATTATATTTGACCCTGGAGTATAACCAACACCAATAAATGTATTCGTTTGAATACCAGTATTACTACCAGTTCCTTGAACTAATTGACCTGCAAAAATGAAGTTTGTAATTGCAGCACCAACAGTACAAGTTATAATTCCAGAGTTTGCTGTTTGCGAAAATACAGCAGTTGAAGTTGTACCAATACCAGTTCCAGCACCAGTAGATTGTAGTACAATACTATCCAATGAGTTGAGAATCATTGGTTGTTTAAGTAGTTCAACAGCAGAACCAACAGGAACTGGAAGTCTCGAAACAACTTTAGATACTGGTGAGAACCACGCAGTACCACTTACTGCTTGACCTGCTATTGGTTTACTTAATGTAATACTATTACCATCAACACTTGTTACATAAGTATTGTACTGGAATCCAGCAGTTGAACCAATACCTGTTGTTTCTCCAATATTACCTTGTCCTGTAACAGCCATACCAACAGTAATACTACTTGCAGTACTGACTGTAATTGTATTAATACCTGCGGCGGCATTACCAATACCACCACCAGATACAATTGTTGCGGGAACTTTTCTTGAATCAATTATAAAACCAGCAGTGATTTCAGCATCACCATTGGATATATTTGTAACGTGAATTGAATGAACCAGATATTTGTTTGTACCAGCAGGAAGTGTCGTGATTTGAGTGACTGTTGTGCCAATACCAACTTTATCTAATGTTCCTGTTGGTTGAACGTAAAGTACACTATCAATCGTTGTATCAAATTTGCCCAGACCACTACCACCACCACCTCCAGCAGCAGAAGTAGTCCATTGAGTTCCAGTTACAGTCGATTGAAGAACCTGACCTGATGTTCCTGGTGAGTTTGTAGAATCATAAACAGCACCAGTAACTCTGGCATTTCCTTGAACGTGTAGAGTTGTTGATGGTATTGTGGTTCCTATACCAACAGAACCAATGCCAGTAGTTGTAATAACTGTACCACCAGCTCCCACATTTAAAGTAGTGGTAATTGTTGCAATACCAATGTTTTGTATATTTCTACTATCATCAATAACAGTAGTACCAATAACCTTAATAGCCATCTTCGTTTACACTCGGCTTTTAGTTATTTATTCAAGTATTTTTTGAGAACTTCTATTTCCTTCTGTTGTTCCTTAATTGCTTCAATTAATAATCCAATCAATCCATTATAATTAACCGTCTTGGAATATTCACCACTTACAAGTTGTGGTAAAACCTTTTCAACTTGTTGTGCGATTACACCTACTGATGGACGTTGATTTGATTTCCAATTAAAAGTCACACCATCCAATTGGAGAACTTTATCAATTGGATTTTCAATTCTTTGAATATTATTTTTGAGATTGATGTCTGATGAGGAGTTGAAGTCAGTAGAAGTTGTAACACCAGTAACTAATACACCACCAACAACGTGTAAAGTTGATGTTGGAGTTGCAGTTCCTATACCAAAATTACTAGTTGAAGGATTAAATACAAGACCTGTTGTAGATACACCAAGTCCAGTTGTAGAACCAGTTCCAGTTACATAAGTTAGATATTGTGATTGGTTTGTAGTGTTTGTAGAAATTGAAACGTTAGAACTACCAGAAGCAGCAGCAATCCAAGAAAGACCAGAACCAGTAGAGGAAAGAACAGAACCAGCAGTTCCTACATTATTGTTAAAATCGTAAAGACCACCAGTAATTCTTACATTTCCTTGAACGTGTAGAGATTGTGATGGTAATGTAGTTCCCACACCAACAGAACCACCAATGCCAGTAATTGTCATTCTGGTGACTGGTGTTGCTGTTGTGCTACCAGTTGCTATTCTAAAATCTTTTGCATCATTAGTTCCAACTGCAAGAGTACCACCAGCAGAATAAAGATAAGTACCATCGGGGTCTCCAAATGGACCACCACCAGAGAAAGTAGTTCCATTAATACCAAAGTCACCATAATATGTTGTGCCCGCAGTACGGTCATTGTTTACAATAAAATCACTTGAAGCACTTGCTCCACTATTTTTATTTTGTAAAATTACTTGTGCGTAACTATTCACATTGTGTGTAAAGTCAGCAACAATATCAGTATCACTAAAATTAAGTTGCCCTATACCTAAAAGTCCATTTTTGGTGCTTGTTCCAAGTGGAGCACCAGATAAGTAAAGAATACTATTATCTGTTGCCGCATTTCCAGTTAAGTCTAATTCTGTTGCAGTTATAATACCAGAAGTATTAATATTAATAGTAGAACTTACGTTATTAGAAGTGGTTGCAGTAGTTGCTGTACCTGTTATAGAGATGCCATAAGTTCCTGATAATCTAGAAGAACTTATAGTACCAGTTAAATTTCCTGCATTTGTATAATAAGTATCAGGTTGTCCGTTTAAATAATTTGCATTTAAATTAGTGACTAATGTAGAAGAACCAACTGTTATTGGAGCAGTTCCTTGTGCTACGTTGGAAATAAGTTGAGAAGCAGTTATAATACCAGTTCCATTAAATAATGCATTACCAGTAACTGTAAGTGTTGATGTTGGTTGAGTAGATCCAATACCAACCAAACCAGTAAGTCCTTTAACAGTAATTCTTGGTAGAGGCAAACCACTAAATGTTTGAGATGGAAGTCCACTGCCTACACTTCCTGTTGCAATTATAACATCACCACTGTCTTGAGTACCAATCGCAAAAGAAACTGGTGTTGTTACAGAAGTACCATTCGCATTCCAAACAGATGTTGCATAAAGATATGCTCCACCAGGAGTATCAAAGGCATATGCTGGTGAAGCACTATACCCACTGCCATTCATACCAAGATCAAGATAACTATCATTTACTGATGATACATCATTATTAACAACAAAGTCAGAAGAGGCATTAACACCACTATTTGTATTTTGAAGTACAACTTGCACATATGCATTTTGACTATCTGCAGCAGTCAAAAGCATACTCTTATCATTATAACTAATGAGAGTTCCAATAACAGCAGTTCCTGTTTTTGAGTTAGTTTGAAGAGTAGTGCCAGATGCCCATAATGCTGGAACACCATTAGTAGGTGTCCAAGTACTTCTGATTGTTCCTGTCGTATCAACTGCATAAGCAGGAGTTGTAACTCCAAGTCCAATATTTCCTTTTATGTAAGCACCACCATAAACTTGAAGATTTTGATTTGATGTTCCTGATACTGCGGTAGTTCCAATACCAAGAATATTAGTACTTGGATTCCAAATCAGGTTGGTATCAGTCCAAGGAATTGTATTTACTCCAGTGACATTTACAAGAACTGGAGAATATACAAAATTTGCACTTGCTGCACTAGCATTAATTAATGATGCCGATGTTGCATTTCCACTAAGATTTCCTACAAATGAACTTGCCGTTACGATACCAGTAAAACTTGCTTGAGTTCCAAATAATAATTCTGTATGAGTTGTTATTCCTGAGAATGTAGAAATACCAGAAACACTTAATTGAGTTACAGAAGCAATACCACCAATAACTGATGTAGAAACTCCTGCGTTAGTAGCATAAGTAGAAATACCACTAGAAGTAGCATAAGTTGCTATTCCTGCTGTTGTAGCATAAGTTGCACTTGAAGCATTACCAGAAAAACTTGATGCTGTTATAATACCAGTTGCATTAATATTTCTTGCTTTAATATCTGTCGTATCAAGGTAAGTATCATAAACAGTAAATCCAGACCCAACGGTCAATCTACTATTATTTTGAATAACAGTAGTTCCAATTGAAATTGGATAATTTGTTAACCAACTATCAGTACCCCATCCAGAGTAATTACCTGCTTTAATCCACATCAATTGTTTATATGTGGATGGATTGCTATTAATTCCAACTTGAAGTGGAATATTGATGAGTGGACTTCCTACTGTACTTGCGACTGCAATACCACCGTGATTTGCAGTATCATCATTAGAAATATCAGCACCAGTAGATGGGTCAGTTGTATATCCAACTACAATATCTTTATCTTTAATTTGTACTTGTGTAGCATTTAAGATTACAGAAGATCCACCAATACTTAATGTTCCAGTTACAAATAAGTTATTTCCTACTGTAAAATCACCAGAAGATGCAGTAATTCTTGTAGATGGAACAGTACCTGATGATAAGTTTGATGCATTTGTATAATAAGAACTTGTTTGTCCGTTCAAATAGTTTGCATTTAAGTTAGTAACTAATGTAGAAGAACCGACTGTTATTGGAGCAGTTCCTTGTGCTACATTAGAAACAAGTTGAGAAGCAGTTATAATGCCTGCAGAGGTAAAATTTCCACCATAATATAATGGACCAGTTCCAGTTCTACCTAAAGCAACAGCATCAGAACTACCAAAAATAATAAAAGCTTTGGTGCTATCTTGAGCACCAGAAAAACGTGTAGTATTTGCTACATTAACATCACCCAACCAAAAATCATCACCTATTCTTACATTTTGTCCGTTACCATTGTTTGATGTATAAACTTGGTCTGCTGTAAGTATTCCACTGATTGAAGGATTATTAGAAAGAGATATGGTTGCAGTACCAGACGAAAATGATGCTGTTAGATTTGTACTGAAATTTATAGTGCCAGCAGTTCCAACATTAGAACCTTGATTTTGTATTACAACACCACTACCTGATGCTGTAATACCTGTAAGCAAAGAACCATCACCAGAAAATTTAGTAGCAGTTAAAGTTCCAGTAGTGCTAATACTAACAGCAACAGAACCATTTGCAGCAGTTATATCATCTTCTCTAAAAATTCTAAATGTATTACCAGACTGGAAATTATCAATACTCCAACGAGAAACAGAACCTGGTGTTCCTCTTAAAACAATTCTGTTATTTGAACCAGCATCTTGTCTTATTTGTATTGCAGCAACATCTAAACTATAAATTGGATTTGTCGTTCCAATACCAACATTACTTGTTGTACTTATACCTGCTGGATATGTAGTCCATTGTGATGAAGACCCACCAGATGCTGATGCATTAATAGTAACTTGTCCTGTGGAACCAGAAATAGTAATACCAGTTCCAGCAACAATAGAAGTTACAATACCTGTTAGTGCAGTTCCAGAACCAGTAGTTGTTAAATAAGTGTTACTATCAACTGAACCATCTGCTTTTAAGAACTGACTTGATGTTCCACTAGATTTTATAAAACTAAAAGCAGTTATAATACCAGAAGTATTAATACTAGCAGTTGTAGAAAATCCAAGAGCAGTGGTTGCTGTTGTAGCAGTTCCAGTAATACTAATACCATAAGAACCAGTAAGTCTAGAACTACTAATGGTTCCAGTAGTTATATTTGCTGCATCCGTAAGATTAGTAGCAGTAGTTGCTGTACCTGTTATAGAAATACCATAAGTTCCTGATAATCTAGATGAACTTATAGTACCAGTGGTTATGTTTGCTGCATCCGTAAGATTAGTAGCAGTAGTTGCTGTACCTGTTATAGAAATACCATAAGTTCCTGATAATCTAGATGAACTTATAGTACCAGTAGTAATATTAGAAGCATTAGATAAATTAGTTGCTGTTGTAGCAGTTCCAGTAATATCAATACCATAAGAACCAGTAAGTCTAGAACTACTAATGGTTCCAGTAGTGATATTAGCAGCATTAGATAGATTTGTTGCTGTTGTAGCAGTCCCAGTAATATCAATACCATAAGTTCCTGATAACCTAGAACTACTAATGGTTCCAGTAGTTATATTTGCTGCATCCGTAAGATTAGTAGCAGTAGTTGCTGTACCAGTAATACTAATACCATAAGAACCAGTAAGTCTAGATGAACTTATAGTACCAGTAGTAATATTAGCAGCATTAGATAGATTTGTTGCTGTAGTAGCAGTTCCAGTAATATCAATACCATAAGTTCCTGATAATCTAGATGAACTTATAGTACCAGTAGTTATATTAGCAGCATTATATAAGTTAGTAGCAGTAGTTGCTGTACCTGTTAAGTTTCCAGTAAATGTAGTTGCAGTAATGGCACTATCGGTCATTTGAATTCCACCAACAGCAAGTCTTACCCCATTAGGTACTTGTGTACTTCCAATACCAACACCATAATTAAATAACCAAGCATCAGTAAGACCAGCACCAATCGTACTACCCTTAAACCACATAATTTTCTTATATGTGTAAGGGTTGGTTTCACCAGGAACAATATTAAGACTTACAAGTGGTGTTCCTTCAGTTGAAGCAATCGCAATCCCACCATGATTTGCTGTATTATCTGTTGGACTAAAAGAAGTTCCAATACCCAATACAATATCAGCATCAACAATCTGCAATTGTTGCAAATTAAGTTGTGTTGTCGTACCACCAAAAGAAATATTATTGCTTACATATAAATCACCAAGAACTGTAAGTGCATTTGTTGTTGTTATTCTATCTTTATTGATAGTACCAGTAGTAATATTAGCAGCATCTGCAAGATTAGTAGCAGTAGTTGCTGTACCTGTTATGGATATACCATAAGAACCAGTAAGTCTAGAAGAACTTATAGTACCAGTAGTAATATTAGCAGCATTAGATAAGTTATTAGCAGTAGTAGCAGTTCCAATAATATCAATACCATAAGTTCCTGATAATCTAGAACTACTAATGGTTCCAGTAGTGATATTAGCAGCATCAGATAAGTTAGTTGCTGTTGTTGCTGTACCTGTTATAGAAATACCATAAGAACCTGATAATCTAGATGAACTTATAGTACCAGTGGTTATGTTTGCTGCATCTGAAAGACTAGTAGCAGTAGTTGCTGTACCTGTTAAGTTTCCAGTAAATGTAGTTGCTGTAACTACACCAGTAAATCTTCCATCACCAACAACGTGAAGTTTTGATGTTGGTGTTACTGTTCCAATACCAGTATTACCAGATATAGTTACATTATCATCAATATTTGTTGTTCCACTTTGAGAGTTTAATTCTAAATTTCCTGATGTACTATAAATTAAATTCGCAGAACTTACACCAAGTTCTAAATCGTGTGCGTTTACACCACTATCAAATGTACCTTTACCAGTAAAATTAGCATCTTTCCAACGATTTGCCCCAGAACCAATTTGTGGTGCTCTACCTACATCATAAACACCATCACCATCTGGATAGAAATTTGAAGAGATTCTTCCAGGAATACTAATTAAATCTGTACTTCCAGTACCAAGAGTTACACTTCCATTAATTTGTAATTTTGATGTTGGATTTGTGGTTCCAATACCAACATTACTTGTGGTACTTATACCTGCTGCATATGTAACCCACTGGGATGAAGTTCCACCACCTCCACCACTTTGAAATATATTTCCATTTTGATATAAGTTTCCTGTGAAGTTAATATCACCAGAAACAAAAAGTTTTGTTGTTGGATTTGTCGTTCCTAATCCAACATTTCCTTCATTATAATAAATTCCAACACCTACTGTTTCCGTCCAAGGTGTTAATAATGCTACAGTCGTTCCAATGCCGACACCACCAGTATCCTTCTTCGCAAATAAACGACCTTCAAAAGTATTAAGAGCTAACTCACCTAACTCTAAATCTGCGTTTTGTGGTCTCTTTCCTTCTACAGCAGATCGTCTAATGCGAAATGGTAGTTGTTCGGGCATCGGTATATACCTACAAAAAAGAAGGATTATATAATCCTTCTAGTATTTATTATTCTTCTTTGTTTAGTTCTACAAGTGCTTCAAGTGCTCCTTGTACTTTTAAAAATTGTTCCTTCTTCGCAATAAATTGTCTTTCTAAACTTTGTAGTTCTTCAGCCAAACTTTGTAGTTGTTTGGTAAGATTTTCAATCATTTCTTGTTGTTTCATACAAATATAGAATAACTACGAGTTTATTTATTATGGATGTTGAGCAACATAGTCATCAAATTTTTTCTGAAGAGTATCATATTTTGATGAAAGTTCTTTCACAGCATTAATTAAAGTCGTAACAATTGGATCATAACAAAGATGTTTTATATCACTTTCTGCATTCATATGAATAGCTTCTGGAATAAAAGGTTCTACTTCTTGTGCTATCAATCCAACCTGGCGGTCTTTTTTGTTTGTTTTAAAATTAAAAAAGCTTGGTTTTAAATTTAAAATTTCATTTAGTCCATATTTTAATGGAATTATGTTTTCTTTTAGTCTTATATCAGAGTTTGAAAATGCTGTTCCTGTTGGAGAAATACCTCCAACAACACTAGTTCCAAAAACGAAACCAATGCAATTTTGACCGTTTGTAGTACCAAGATTTAAAGCAGCAGATAATGTTGAATAAACCGTTCCTCTAGTTTCAGTTTGAGTAGAAGTAACATTATAATTACCAATAAGAAGACTTCCTTGACCATTGCGTAAATTTAACTCTATAGTAGGCTTCCAAGTTAATCCAGATGGAGAATTTGAATCTATTGCTAAAAAGCTTTTACTTACTTGTGTTGCTGCAATTTTAGAAGCAGTCACAGCATTATCAGCAATCTTAGTAGCAATAACTGCATTATCAGCAATCACCGATGTTCCTACAGCACCAGCAGCAATCTTAGTAGCAATAACTGCATTATCAGCAATCACCGATGTTCCTACAGCACCAGCAGCAATCTTAGTAGCAATAACTGCATTATCAGCAATATCTGCAGAAACAATTGTTCCGTCTTTATAAATCTGTACTTCGGTAGGCATTTGAGTATCTCTCCTTTTATTACTATTTAATCAAATTTTGGCCAAAGTGGATTATTGTGGTCTATAACTAATGATTTGGGATCAGTAATATTTCCAGGAAGTTCTCTTAATGCTTGACGATATACTTTCCATGCATTTTTTTGTTCTTCACTTAATGGAGAATCATTTCCTTGAGTCCAATCACATTTTGTAAGTTTTTGGTCTCTTAAATATCTTAATTCTGCCCAGTAATCTCTTGCTGCTTCTATTGCTTCTTCTTGTGCTCTTTGTTCATCAGCAATTCTTTGTTTTTCATTATTAAAAGTTTCTATTGCTCTTCCATAATTTCCAAGGTCATTGATAGGTTCATTTAAAGAACCATCATTAAACTCAATATGTCCTTTTCCGCCATCCCACTGAACTGCATGAACATTGGATGGAATCCAAGATAAATCTTGTTGAATTTCTGAAAGAAATAATCCATCAATTCCAATAGATTTATCTGGAACAATAATCGTAATTTTCATTCTTCTTTTCCTTCTTCTAAAATATTTAGTGGTGAATTCAGTGGGGTTATTTGTGCTGGAATAACTCCTTGCTGAAGTGCTTGAACATAAAGTTGTTGATTTTGTTGATTTCCTCTTACAACTTCATTCCTAAAAGATTCAACAGCAGCACCAGTTTGATTAGATTTTTGTGCAATCTCTACAGCCATAAAAGGCATCCAAGCAACTGCACATCCCCATTCATCTACTGGTTCACCTGTATTTGGATTAGTTCCTCTCATTTGAGTAAACCAAGAACACTTAATTCCCATACAATCTTTTTTAATAAGAGGACAAAAATCCCCTGGTTTCATTTTAGCCATAGTTAAAAATTATATTATAGTATATTTAGTTCTTGCTGCAAATAATAACATCAATATATTGGACTGCAAAACTCATTTCACTGCCATTAAATGAAGCACCAGTAAGATTTCCACTAACGCTAACTCCAGATAAACTTCCACTATAGGTGCCACTGAGGTTATGTTTGTGCCCTTGACCTGAACCTCTCGAATCAGTATTCCTATAATCCGTTAGATAACCAGTATCAAAAATATCTGCAGTTAATCCATATTTTTGAGTATCTCCACCACCCTGTCCATATTGTCGTACTCTATATGCATGATAGTGAGATGGCATTTGTACTTCAGTCAATGAATGGTACTCAGTACTTCCAGAAAGAGTTACAGATACACTTCCACTTGCACTACCATTACTTATAGTGCCACCAGTTATAGAACCTTCTGGCTTTCTGGAAGTGAAAACACTTGTAAATGAACTAGAACCACCAGAACCACCACCAGTTCCAGATACAACTCTTAATGCTTTATTGTCATGATCGGTTACTTTTGTCCATCCTGTGGGTGCTGTTGATTGATAGAATAATACTTTAGCACCAGAAGGTATTGATGGTGATTGTGTTGCTGGAGATTTCCAAGCAACACCAGATGTTGCAGTGCTATCAGCAGTTAATATTGTATTATCTGCACCAATACCAAGTTTAACTCCCAAATTATCAGTTCCAGTACCAACTAAAAGAACACCTTTATCTCCAGTATCCCAATCTTGGTTTTGGGTAAGACCACCCAATCCACCAAAAGCAATAATAAAACAAGATAGTCCAGCAGCAGGAGGATTGGTCCAAGCAGATGCTGGGAATGTTATATATCCAGGTAATGGATTTCCATTTGCATCTTTATTTACAACATAATCGGTATCTGGTCTTTGTATAATACCACCAACAGATACAAGTAAGTTTGCTGCACTAATTGGAGTAAATGCTGTATTATCTACTTTTTTAAGTGCAAATGTTCTAGTTCCATTTGCACCACTTCCATCAAAAGTTAAAGATAATAGTTGAATTGAATTACCATTTGGTAAGGTACTATTTGTAACTGGTGGTTGAATTGAAAATCCAGCAGCAGCATCAATTTCTGTCTTGGTTAATTTTGAAGCAATACCAGATGCTCTTAATAAAAGTGGGTCGTCATCTGGAGTTACTTTACCAGTAACTTTAAATGATGATGCAGTTACTTGACCTGTAACTCCTAGAGTAGTTCCAACAGTTGCTGCAGCAACAACTTCCAAATCTCCAGATGTTTTTATTTTTTCAGTAGCAGTAAGAGTTCCAGCATTAGTTACATTACCACTTGTATCTACTGAAAACTTATTAGAATTGGAAACATTAATATTAAAACTTGAACCAATATCTAAACTACCAGCAATTGTGGTATTTCCAGTAGCACCAGCAACAGTAAACTTATTGGTGTTTAATGTTAAACCATCACCAGCAGTTAATCCACCAAGGAAGGTTGCATTACCACTTGTATCAATCTTTAATTTAGTTTCTGGTAAATTACCACCACCAAGATTTCTATCAAAACTTTCATTATCAAAATAAGCAGTATCTGGTTTTGCAAGTTTCCAAGCATATGAATCACTCGCATCAATACCAGCATACCAACGTTGTTTTGTAGTACCACTAGCATTATTATCCCAAGAAATTACAACATCACCACCACTTCCAGAATTTGTAAGTCTTAAATGACTTCCTCTGGTTTCTGTTAAAGTATTATTTACAGTTGCAGTAATGGTTCCACCAACACCAATAAAACTACCAACATAGACACCACCAGTAAAATCACCATTGTAATTAAGAACAAGAGATGCATTACCACTCTTAACAAGTGCTCTTGATGCTCCACTATTTCCTCTTGACGATTGGTCTGTACTTCCTAATATAAAATCAAATCCACCATTGGTAATGTTAGAAGTAACATTTAAACCACCATTAACAGTTGCTGATGATGAATTAAGAGTAATAGTGTTATTTGGAGTTCCACCACTATTTTTAGTAGTAAGATAAATGCTACCACTATTCGTAGTGTTAGATATTCCAAAAATACCATCAGTTCCACCATTTGCAATAATATCTCCAGTTGCAGTATCAGTTCTAGTGATGTATAAGTCACCATTATTTACTGTTAAGTCTCCTGCAACCTTTGCACTACCAATTACATCTAATTTTGCACTTGGATTTGTAGTTCCAATACCAACAGAACCAAGAACATAAGCGCCATTTGCAACTTCTAAATCATAAAGTCTTGATTTTAATGAGGTATTACCATTATTAACATTTGGACTATCAACATAGATTGCATAAGAAGTTGTTAAACCAAGTCCATTAAATTTTGCAGTTTTTTGAATGTTAATATTGCCAAAATTAACATCATTCAATACAACGTTTGATGTAAATGCAGTAGTTCCAGTAATTGTTACATTTTGAAGTTTAGTCTCTCCTGCAACATATAATTCCGCATCACCAACTCCACCATCATTAGAGAATACACTTGTATCTCCAATTCCAAGTCTATCGACTTTAATGTCTAAAATATCAGCAGAACTACTAATTAAACCAAATCTCTTCCATTTATCAGTAGTTTTATCATATAGTTGACCGATATAATTGGTTGGGTCTGATTTTAATGAAATGTCACCAGCATTAGGAGAAGCAATAGTCGTAGTTGTTGGAGTAGAAATCCCAACAGTAATTAACTTACCTTGTGATGAAGAACCTTTGATTAATAAATTTTTTGTAAATATTCCTTCTTCTGAAGTATTTGTAAGTTTTTTTGTAAAGTTTACAGGACCATAAAATTGAGAACTTTGATCTCCATTTTCTCCACCTTCAACTGTAATTCTTTCTTTAACAAGTACCTCATCAAAAATACCACTTAATTTATTTTGATTTTCTCCTTGTGCGTCGTCACCAGTAAAAGTAATAATCGGTGCATCAATAACTTTTTCTTCACCAGTAGCAGAACTTAATTTTTTAGCTCCTGAATAAAATTCACCCAAGTCGTTCATACCAGTATAAACGACTGAACCACCTGCTTGTTCTCTTGCTTGAGAAGTTAAAACATCATCTTCAGTAAGAGTTCTAGATTGCTTTTGTGGCATACCAGTTGAATAATTACCAGGACCATAACCAAGATATTCAAAGGTATGACCTGATGCTCTCATAAATGAAGGTCTACGAACCTCCATTGGTAGAACTTTAATTTTCTTAACTTGAGTTCCTACATCAGCGGTTGTTTTATAAGTACTAAATTGCCCTCGAAGAACTGTAAAAGTATTTCCAGTTGGAGCACTTGCAAGACGAAGAATTTCAGCATTAATAAGAACATAATCACCACGATTAAATCCAGCAGCACTACTCAATCCAACAGAAGTACTAGAAGTTGTAAATGTTGTAGTTAACGTAGTAGTAATACCAGCATAAATGTATGATGCTCTTGAACCAAGATTCTCTTCTCCTCTGGTTAAGTTAAGTGCATTTGCACTGATAGCACCTTTGAGAAGAGTTCCTGTTGTTGATGCTTTTGTTTGAGTTACAATACCGACATAGAATGTGAAGGTATTGAGACCAACATTATCTTTAATAAAGAAAGAATTATCATAAATTGTATGACCGCTTCCAACAATTGTAAATTTATTACCTACGATCAAACCGTGTGCGGATGATGTTGTAACAGTAACAATTCCTGTCGATGCTGTATCAAAACGGAATGAAGTAATCCCAACTCCTTTTGATGATAAAACTGCTATTGGTATTCTTCCATTTGTGTTTTGAGTATATGCAGATACACCAGCAGGATTATAAATTGTAAAAGATTTAGAGGATGTAACACTCAAAATCTTAAATACACCATTCAAATCAGTTTGATTGAATCCAGAAAGTTCAATACCATCTCCAACATTATTATTGATTTCTGCAACTGATAGTGTTGAATTAACCGAAGGAGTAATTCCAGGAGGACCAGAAACTGTAAGTGTATTTCCAACTACATAAGCACAACCTGGGTCAACAATACTTACAGATTGAACTGTTCCTGCTGCTAAATTTGCTCTTACAGAACCATTTGCACCAGAACCACCAGCAACATTTGATGCATAGATTGTAGTATTTCCATAACCAGCACCAGCAGCAGAAATTGTTACTTGTTTTAATGAGTTTAATGTATGCTCTACATCTGTATAAATTGTAACAGTAGTGTTGCCAGTCCCACTTAAAGTTACATTGGTAATTCCAAAACCAATTCTTGTATTTCTTACAAAACTATTAATTGCTTCTTTGGTGACTGATTTTTTCTTATCACCAGTAACTACTTTACCTAATGTTTTTATATCAGCAAAACTAACTGCTTCAACTGGGTCTGATACAAAATTATCACGGTCAATTTGTGGATAAAGATTTCTTACATCTTGATTAAATGCTTTTTGTGAAATACCATATCCAACTGTTGATGGTGGACTTACATTTGCTGCAAGAACAATCAAATTATAAATTCCATCTTGACCGTCAGTTCCTGGAACGTGATTTTTAATTGTATTTACTCTGTAAATAAAATAATTTCCAGAATATTGTTCTCTTGATACCAACGGCAATTGGTCTCTTTCTTGTCTTGTATCACGTTCATTAATTAGATTTGTATAAGTTCCTGGATTGATTTTTACACCAGAAATTTGATACGTAAATTGTTTTGTACTTGGAACTGAAAGAACCTTATATGAACCATTATAAGTCGAAGTTAGACCAGTACCGAGTGGATTATTTGTACTTCTAACTTTTTGGATTTTAACTTTATCTCCAACTATAAATCCATGTGGAAGTTCTGTTGTTGCTGTTACAGTTTGTGTTCCATTCGAAACAGCACCAACTGTTGCATTTGAGATAATTTTTTCATTTCTCAAATAAGCAGGTGGAGTTGAACCAGAAAGAGTATATGTATTATCAAACGAAATTGTACTTACACCAACTGTTTTAGTTTCTTGTAATACAAATCCTGCCTGTGGTGGTCTTGCAGTTGTAAATTCTTTTGGAATTACATAACGAATTCTATAAATTCTATCCTCAATTGAACGATTATTAGATTTTCTTTTTATAAATGTTGATGAAGTTTGATTGCCAAATCCTCCAGTCCCAAGTTGATTAATTATATTATAAATTTGATTTGTTTCAGTTGTTGCAGTTCCAGTAATATACCATTGTCTTTGTGTTGTATCATATTGAATAGGATGTCCTAAATCACCTGGGAGTTTATCGGATACAGAACTTATAACTGTGAGAATACCACCATTACTATTAATTGATGTAATTGGTTGATTTGCAATTGCATCATTTAAAGAATATGCAAGTTTAATTTCATTTGAAGCCAATCCTGTCGTAATTGCATAATATACAGTATCTAAAACAATTCCATCTGGTGCTTGACTTGTATCACTGAAAACTCTTACACTTTCACCATTATAAAGTTGATGATTGGTATTTAATGTGAATGTATTATTGGTAATATTATTTTGTGTACCAGACCTTGTTACAGTATAAATTTTCTTCGAAGAAACCCCAGTTCCACTTGGAACTGGCATTAAAATTGGAGTTGTATAAGTATTCTCAAATATAAGATTTAAAGTATCATTTGCTCTTGCCCCAATTCTATAATTATCAACTTGATGTATTGGTTTTAGATCTAAAGATTTATAATTATAAATGTATAATTTATTTGTGCTTCCAACTCCTATTGTTTTTGCAACATCCAAAGACAACCAATTAACTTCAGTTTCAATATCATCAATTTCTTTTGGTGGAATAATGTGAGTAATATAACCAACGTCATCTCTATCAAATGACTCATTTCTAAATCCAGTTGATTCAAGAGAAATTGCACCGAAGTTAGAGTTTGAGTTGGTGATAGACATATCACCACCACTTTCAGTTAAAAAGTGTTTAGCAAAACCAATTGCGAAAATCGAAACACACTGAACGAATCCATTATTTGATACACGAATATGTGTACTCTCATAATCTGGTTTATAAATCGCATTCCCATTTGTATGCAATGGTCTTTGAGTACTATTAATATCTAAAGTTGCATTACTTTGATAAGCACCATTCTCATAAATCAAGAAAGCATTATCATCTTTTTGAAGAGAAACTCCAGTAAACTGGGCTACAACCATAGACTTAAATCCATCTGCCTTTGCTCCATCCGCCCACATTCCACAAAGACCATACACGGAACGAATAGAACAACTAAAAACATAAGGAGAAGCAGAACTTACTGTATCTGCTTCAATTGTTACAATACCACTTTCATAATCACTTGCTGCTGGAGTTGCGTTTGCTGGTGCTGCAGTAGAAGTATAAGTAAATGTCGTTAAACCAACAACTTCTTTTACAGTAAATGAACCATTAAATGCTGCACCATCTGCTGTAATTCCAGAAATCAAAACAGGACTATCGACAGATAATCCGTGTGGTTTGTCATCTCCTGTTAAGAAATCTTTAGTTGTTACGGTAATAACATTTGTTGGATTAGATACTCCATTGCCACCATAAATTGATGAAATGCCAAAAGGATTTGCTTGAAGTGAACCAACAATACGATATTCATCAACAGAAGTTTCAAAATCACTATTACTTGGATAGTCAACAACATTTCTACCAGTTAAATCACCATATGCTCTTGCAACCTTGTAATAATACATATCAAGGTCAGTTAAATCAGTCTGTTCTGTTCCACCTAGAACAACTTTATTCACACCATCTGCATAAGCAAATGATACTAATTTGTGGTGAGAATAATTAGGAACAAAACGATTATCCGTATAATCTCTAAATACTGTCTTTGTTGTATCAGCATCTAAAAATGTAAATGTACTAAAGTAACAAGTACCAGTTACATTAAAGATACTACTATTTTCAACAGTAGCATCTTCTGGATTTGGAACATAAAGAGGACGAATTTTTGTCTTTCTTAAATCATAACCAATAATGGATGTACCACGAGGTAAAACAACACCACCATTAACCGAGTTAAATTTATATAAATCGTTATTTGTATCTAAAATATCATAATTTGTATTTGTACTAAACTCATCAAGAGTTGTAGTGGTCCAAGTTGTAGCATCTGTTCTTTTTTTATAAACAGGATTGATTCCTGATGAAGTAATAGAATATCCAGGTCTATTATCAATATAGTGAGTTCCTGGATATACTAAAATTGTAGTTCTATCAATCTTATCGTTATTTCTTCCGTTTTGATATGAAAATCTTGCTGCTTCGATTAATGCTCTTTGAATAGTTTTAAATGGTCTTGTTAATGAGTTGCCTTGGTTTTCAAAACTATCAGTAGCATCAAAATCTGATGGACTTACATAAAGAATATTACCTTCTGCATTCTTTAAGAAATTTTCTAATCTAGAAAGAGGCATCTTACTCGCACTATAATCTTTTCTAGTTATATTTAGACACTAAAAAACCTCCCCAAAGGAGAGGTTTTAAAGACTTCCTTCACACGGAAAGTAAATCATAACACACTCTTTTATTTTTTGCAACTACTCATCACAAGGCATATCTTGTGGATTTTCTAATTCCAAATCAAACAAACAAGGGTGTGCTTCCTCATCTATCAAATAAAAAGACGAACGGTATAAATCTTCTGGTTCAAACCTTCTTTGTAAATCTGCTTTTTTCATTAATTCTGGGTCTTCATACGCATAATGTGGTAGTTCATCAAACGTAAAAGGAACTTCATTGATGAAATACATTTTCACAATCATACTACCTTGATTGTACCAGCAGTAAGCATATGTGATTTTATATTTCATTTTATTAACCTTACATACTTGTATTTAACTCATTCAGTTCACCCCGAAGTTCAGCAAGTTTTGCTGTCGCAAGACACTCCACACACGTCCAATAGGTTTCACCACTAATCGGGAAGTTCTCATCCACAAAATGTGCTGCCATATCTTCTTGCATTCCACGAAGGTCAGCAAGAGTGTCACGGGAAATCATCATAAACAAAACTCTTTGACTACCCTATTATTCTAGCACAAAAAGACCCCCTTGTGTGGGAGTCTGTGCCACTTTGGAAAGTGTCTTAACCGAAAACTTTTTTGTAAACTTCGTCTAATTTTTCTTTTAGAATATCATTTTCTGCTTTCAGTTCCTTGACTGCTTCAACCAAAGCACCAATCACACCATTATAATTGACTGTCTTAATCTCTTCACCATTTACAAGTTCTGGTAATACTTTCTCAACTTCTTGTGCAATGACACCAGCAGAAGACCTATTAGTTTCTTTCCAATCGAAAGTTACACCACGAATTTGAATTACTTTTGAAAGTGAATCTTCAATTTGATGAATATTAGTTTTTAAGTTGAAATCTGAAAGTGAATCAAAATCAGTAGCAGTTATAATACCACTAGTGTTTATATCAATAGTAGAACTTACGTTATTTGCAGTAGTTGCTGTACCTGTTAAGTTTCCTACAAAACTAGAAGCAGTTATAATACCAGAAGTATTAATATTAATAGTAGAACTTACGTTATTAGCAGTAGTTGCTGTTGTTGCTGTACCAGTAAGATTTCCAGTGAAACTAGAAGCAGTTATAATACCACTAGTGTTTATATTAATAGTAGAACTTACGTTATTAGCAGTAGTTGCTGTACCAGTAAGATTTCCAGTGAAACTAGAAGCAGTTATTGTGCCCGATACTTTTGCATCACCAATAACATCAAGTTTTACTGTTGGTTGTGTAGAACCTATACCAACACCAGTTTGATTAATTCTTACTTGTTCATTTGCTGCCAATACCCCACCAGCAAAGAATGAAAGATACTTTGCTGTATTATTAGTAGCAATACCAATTGATAAACTACCATCAGAAGTATATAAGTATCCGTCTAATGCTCCATTGACCGTCCAAGAACCAGAAGAGAAAGCACTATTATTAATACCTAAATCAATAAAGTTAGTTGTATCAGACCCAGTATCTGCCGTAGCAATCAAATCAGAAGAAGCATTTGCGGCAGCAAGAGAGTTTCTGATATTAAGTTGAGTATAACCATCTACACTACCAGTAAAATCAGCAATCGCATTTGTTAATCCTAAAGTTGGAAGAGCATTATTGGTAATTGTAAGTTTATATGATGGAATTGTAGTTCCAATACCAATTGAACCAGTAGAACTTACAATAAAAGAAGTTCCGTCTGGGGATGCTTCATCTTCAACTACCAAAGCATTTCCAGAACCAACTTGAGTAATTCTGACTGCATCTGTTGATGTATTACTAGAAACAACTAATTGTTGAAGAGTTCCAACAGTAGTAATACCAGCAGCAGTAGTAACACTATTTGCAAGTGTAGTAGAACTTAAAACTGGATTATCATTAATTTGATAAACTTTTCCATTTGCAAGATTAAAGTTTTCACTTGATTTTAATGCAGTTGAACCATAGTTCCAAAGTAAAGTTTTTTGAATTGATGTTGAACCAATCGTAATTCCAGCATCATTCAAAACAATATTACTTGTTTCTGAAACTGCTACTCCAATTGTTGTAGCACTTGATTGTATGGTTGCTTGTGCTGCAGTAACTGTAGTTCCTTCAACTATAAGATTTCCAAGAATTCTTACAGTTCCTGTGGATACACCAATTTGATAAGGATTAATATAAATTGTATTTGGACCACTAATAATGCCTGTGGTAAATCCAACATTTTGAGTTGAGATTCCAGTAGAAAATTGTGTAGCAGTTATAATACCAGAAGTATTAATATTAATAGTAGAACTTACATTATTAGCAGTAGTAGCAGTTCCAGAGAAAGTAGTAGCAGTAATAATTCCTGCTCTAAAGTTTCCACTTGCATCACGAGCAACAATTGCTCCTGCTGTATTTGTACTTGTTGCATCAGATGTTACTGTAAACGTAACTGCAGTTCCTGTTGCTTGATTTGCAGTAAACGTTGCAATACCTGATAATCCTGTTCCAGATGTTTTGAGATCTAATGTCCCATTTCCAACAGTAATTCCAGTAGTGGTTACTCCAGTAATAATTCCTTTAGCATTAACTGAAATAGATGGAATGGAAGTACTTGAACCATAAGTTGCAGAAGTAACACCAGAAAGTGCTAAAGTTACTGCTAATCCAACATTTTGAGTTCCATTAAATGCAACAGAAGAACCAGTAGAAACATCACCACTTACACTAAAATATCTTGTATTTTGTAATTGTTTTGCTGTATCTGCTACACCAGTAATAGTACCTTCAATTGGTCCTACAAATTTAGTAGCAGTTATAATACCAGTAGTGTTTACACTAGCAGTTGTAGTTAGTCCAGTGGCAGTGGTTGCTGTTCCTGTAAGATTTCCAACAAAACCTCCAGTAGCAGTTATAATACCACTAGTGTTTACATTAGCAGTTGATGTTAAATTGGAAGCAGTGGTTGCTGCTGCAACATTTCCTGAAATACTAATATTATAAGTTCCAGATAGTCTAGCAGTACTAACAATACCAGTCGTTATATTTGCTGCATCAGCAAGATTCGTAGCAGTAGTAGCAGTACCTTGAAAAGTTGGAGCAGTAACAGTTCCTATAAATCTACCAGTACCATTTACATCCAATCCTGCTGCAGGAGTATTTGTTCCAATTCCTAGATAATTTGCAGCAGGATTGAAAGTAATATAATTATATGATGATGATACAGTCGAAATAGTCCCAGAATTTTGAGGAGTGACTAAAAGATATTGATATGCATTAGTATTAATACCAGATGATTGATTTGTTAATAGTCCAGTTAAACTAGTACCAGAACCAACAAAACTAGTAGCACTTACAACACCAGAAATATTTGCGTTTCCACTTACATTTAATTTTTCAGTTAGAACTGTGGTCCCTATACCAACTGAATAAGTATCTGATACAACTACATTTGATACAACTTTTCCACCGATGGAAACATCTGTACTAATAGCAACAGTAGGTGCATTAAGATTTAAACTTCCCGCATAAGTAATGATAGAAGATGCTATAGAAATTGTTGGCGTACCAGGGTCACCAACAAAGTTTATCCCCTTTACTCCAAAAATTTTATCTGCCATCGGTCTTTTTAGTTATTTATGAATTGGGAACTAAACATACCGAAGAACATAATATAAGTTTCAGTATTAAAGTAAAGTATTTCTTGCAAATCTATAAGTCGTCAGACCACTAATACCAGTTTGTGGAGTTGCTTGAAGAATACAATTTCCTCCACTAATTGTTGCTCCAATAGAAACAATTAATGAATTGTTATACATTACTCCATATTCTTCTGAATATGCCGTAGTTTGGTCTTGTGTTACAAGAACCTTTTGTGCTTGAATATACGAACCAAAACCAATATGAACTGTATATTCAGCAACCTTAAAGTCAGTAGAAGAAACAGAGAAACTATCCAATGTTGTAGAAATACCAAAAGATGCTGTAAATGTTCCAACACCAGTTTTTACTCCATAAGTTTCAACTTGAAGTGTTGTCTTTGGATTTGTGGTTCCAATACCCAAATTTCCACTTGATGGAATATAAGTTAATGTACTACTTACTAAATTAGATGTTATAGTTCCACTAGTGGCACTTACAAACCCAATATATTGTGGAACAGTTGTGGAAGAAGTTGATACTGTATTGGATAATAGACCAGTTAGATTTAAACCAGAACCAGAAAATGAAGTAGCAGTAACTACACCAGTAAATCTACTATCACCAATAACGTGAAGTTTTGATGTTGGATTTGTAGTTCCAATACCAACAGAACCATTGAAGTATCCACCACTTTCTACTTGAAGTGCTTGTGTTGCAGTTCCTGTTGTTGTTGCTCTTCCTACTAATACTGGTCCATTGGTGAATGTGGAAAGACCAGTAACAGATATGGTATTGAATGATTGCCCTGTGGATGATACAGTACCTACTAAAGTTCCATAAAATGTAGTAGCAGTTACAACTCCACTAGTGTTTATATTAATAGTAGAACTTACGTTATTAGCAGTAGTTGCTGTACCTGTTAAGTTTCCTACAAAACTAGAAGAAGTTATAATACCACTAGTGTTTATATTAATAGTAGAACTTACGTTATTAGCAGTAGTTGCTGTTCCAGTAAGATTTCCTGTTACATTTCCAGTGAGACTTCCTACAAAACTAGAAGCAGTTATAATACCACTAGTGTTTATATTAATAGTAGAACTTACGTTATTAGCAGTAGTTGCTGTTGTTGCTGTTCCTGTTAAGTTTCCTACAAAACTAGAAGCAGTTATAGTACCAGTAAATTTTGCATTACCTACTACATCTAGTGGCACTGTTGGTTGTGTAGAACCTATACCAATATTTCCACTCGAATATACAAAATCAGTTGCTCCTGCTAAAAATCCACTACTTGCTTTATAAGGTATTGAATTTACATTCCCTGGTCCAACTAAATCCGTTACTGTAATCCTAACTGTTGCAATACCTGTTTGTTCTGATAATCCAGGACCAACTGGGTCAACAGTTACACCACTACCAACAAAATTGAATTTATTAAAACTATTTGCAGCACCAACTTGAATATTGTTATTATATACACTAAAAGAACCAGGAATTAATCCAGCTCCTGATATTTGAGAAGTAGCAACCCAATATCTTTTTCCAGTATTTCCACTAGCAGCGACCAAAACATATTGAGTTCCACCAACTGGAGCAGGATTTGCACCAATAGAAGAAAGACCAACTAATGGGTCACCTAAATCTGGTTCTGCTTGATCTAAACCCAAAAACTCATAACGGTCTGTCGTAAGACCAGTTTGTGATTTCTTTCTAACTCTTTTACTGAGAAATCCTGGAGATGCCATTTATCTATTATTGATTTGAGGTTTCAAGAACACTTGTAATAAACTTAAGTTTTGCTGGAGTTGTACTTGCACTTCCACTAATTGTAATAAAATCACCAGTCTCCAATACCAATTTACCAGGTAATAGATTTACTGTGTCGTTTGCTGGAATATAAAAATCTTTTACAATTTCTGTGGTTACAGTCGAACCAGAACTTACACGATTATGATACCAACTAATTGATTGAGTACTAGTGCTAATATTAGCACACTGGGCTAATAGAAATACTCCAACATATCCTGCTGGTGCTGTATAGACAGTATCAGTCGTCAACCCAACAACTTTGGTATATGTTTTAAAATTATTTACTGCTGCTGCCGCAATTGCCATTTCTAATACTCCTCCTTAATCTGATAGTGCAAGAATAAATGGTGTCATAGTAGTGAATAGTGCTTTTGTAAAATCTCTACCTGATATTTGACCTGTTGATTGGTTAATCACAACACCATCACCAATATTAAAAT